GCCTTGTTCTTAGTACGGGGCTTCTGGTCACAGCTGCATTCGGCGCTGTTGGCTTTGCTGGGGTCTTGGCATGGGTAGCGGTACGCGTCGCTACATGCAGCCAAGAAAGCGCTACTCGCTAGGAGTAACAGAAAACGCTTGTGCTTGGAACTCAAGGTATGCCTCGTATTCTTGCTCGGTCATTTCGCGGACTAGGTCGTCGATCTGAATGAGTGGTCGTGCTGGGGTGTCAGCCATGGTTAAGCCTTTCGGTATCCGTAAACAGTGACGGTGCCTGCAGCCAAGGTGCCTGCCGACAAAGTGATTGTGAACGCCGTTGAGGAGCCTGTGCCACTGTCATAGCCCTGGAACACGTTGCAGTAGCTGATGTTTTCTGATTGGCCGTGGAAGCGTGTAGTTGCTCCGCTGTAGTAGGGGTTGATGATGTCAAAGGCTCCAGAGTTGCCTGCCCCCATGATGCCCAACCAAAAGCCGCTTGCGCTGGCTCCGCCGCTTTGTGCGTCACCAATAGCGCCTGTGTACGGCCAGTAGCGCCCTGCCCAGTAGTAAGTCGTACCGGCTGAACCGTTAATGGTGAGGTAAGCGGAAAAACCAGAGTTGCCGCCGATGTTTTCGTAGACCACTCGATAACTGTCGTAAGCGCTTGAGAATGCGTTTGTGATTGTTACTGATGTGCCACCAGCTGTGATTGATTGTTGCTTGACGAACACAAGTCCTGAGTTTGCGAGGTATGTGTTTACATCCCCGCTGGTCAGGATTTCGGATCCAAAGGTCTTAACGCTCATATATGCCTAACTGTAAACAATGACATCGGGGCCATTGATGTATGAATAATCGATACGGAACGCACTGCCCCAACGGACAGAAGTACCGAGGAATGTTTGCCAGCGCTCTGGTGTTGCCTGGTGTCGAATGCGTTGCACATATGGCGAAAGCGTAATTGTGTTACCGGTGGGCGGTGCGACGTTTACAGTAACTCGATCAAACAAGTCCAGCGCTAAGACGGTTGCCCAATCAGCTGTAGGTGTGACACCGACTTCAATCTCGGATAGTTCCGGGTAAACCTGTGCGCCGAATCCGACCAGCATATTGCCCAGCTGCTTCGTGTCAGTCGTGACATAGGTTTCGGTTTCCCATGTTTGCGCGGCGTTGCCGTAGGCGGTCTGACTGGTTGTTTGCTCAACTGTGTAAACCTGCCCTGACGAGGCCGAAACATTGATTGTGTTTCGCATGGTGTCGCCACCTGGCTGGATGGTGACGTCCTGACCCATTGGGATGCCTGCCCCGCCGAAAGTGGCTTGGCTGTAGAAACCGTCGTTTCGGGAAAACTGTTCGTAACGGTTGTAGAGCGTGATAACGCCTGACTTGTCAACAAAGATCGGCGCGCCTTCAGAGTTGGCTACGAGCTGCAATTCGGGTGTCACATAGGGCGCATCGTCGGTGATGTCGAGGACGCTTGCTTGAGGAGCAAATGACGTTGAAACAAGGGAAGTGGAAAACGGTGTCTGACCGATGATTCGGCTGACTCGATTGGTGGTGTTTTCAGCAAATGCGGCGCTTGACAGTTGGTAGATGTTTTGGGCGTACGGCTGAGTGAGCAGAACTGTCCATGCGCACAGCTGTTGGATTTGTGTGCCGTTGACTTGCCAGTAGTCGTTGCTGTATGGCGCAATACCGGTGTAGTCCACTGTTGTTGTGCCGGTCTGATCTAGGCCGTCGATGTACCACTTGATTGCGCTGGTGGCGTTGTTCCACGTGAGCATGACGTGATGCGATTCGTAGCCTAGGCCGATGAGGGTTGTGTTGATCCATTTAGTACCACCGCCGTTGGCTTGTACCCAGACGGTTAGCGATTGGTTGCCGTTGGCGAAAATGAGGATTCGTTTACCTGCCCATTGAGTCTCGATTGACATGTATTCGCCCGAGTACGGCTGGCTCCAAAATGAAATAGTCCAGTTGGAATCCACAGGGGTTGTTAATAACGATGTTGCGTATGTGTCCTGCAGGATTGTGTTAGGGCCGCTTACAGAGCGATTGGGGAGCCCTACCGCTAACTGTGTGCCCTGTAACGCATTAGTTGTGACTGGCAGGTCACGAGGTGCTTGCCCATAGTCCGTGACCACACCACTCGAGTAAGCGTTAATGGGGTCGTCACAGTTCCAGTAGTGGTAAGGGTTCAGCCCAAGAATGTAAGACCGCGACCAGTCCGCAGGTAACTGCTCCTGGCTAAGCAGCTGCAACGCGTCAAAGCACGACAAGGTCACTGTCGAGTCTTTGCCGGCGTCAGTCCACGCTGGCGGCCAGCCGTCAATAAAGCCACGGAACTGGACAGTTGTGGTTCCGCTGTAAACACTGCTGATACGGATCTGTCGACGTGGCAACAGTTGTCCGTAGTACGGCCCCGAGGTGTAGTAAGGGTCAAAGGTTCGAGCACGGTTATTAAGCACAACGACAGCTGTGCCCTGCATCGTGTCCCAATCGTCGGCGCGTCCGCGGTCAATGCTGAACTCGTAAACATACGACGAGATGTCAGTCCAGGTAGGGCTGACTACATACGGCCCATCCGCAAAGGCGACCTCAATCTTGGCGGTGGGGTAAGCCATTAGCGTCCACCGGTGCGGCGGTCGTACTGGCGAATGACGTTGGCGACTTGACGGCCTACGGCGACTGGATCACCGACGCCCATATTGATGTTGACGGTGACGCCTTGAGACTGTCCGTACCGTGCGTCGCCGATGAGGTTTACACCACGGTTCTGCGCTGACATGCCACCAGGCAATGGTGCGATTCCGTAGCTTGACGACAAGCCTTTACCGATTGTGCCGAGTCCTTCGTTGTCTCGAATCGGCTGGGTGAACGCTTGGAATATGCCTTTACCAACGGTGGTGATTCGACCCAGTCCGTTGAGCACTGTGATGAGTGTGTTGATTTGCTCGCCGAATGCGTTGAGTTTGCCGGACTCGTCATAAAGCAGCGTGGCCATCTCCATCTTGGCTTGCTTGATTGCGCCTTTAAGACCTTTGTCTCCGAACGCGTCTGACACGCGGAGAACTGCTTTAGCGATTTTGTCAAAGATTGGCAGCAGTGCATAGCCGAGCGATTCTTTGAGTTCGTCAAAGGTGACCTTAAGTCGCTCGATGCGCCCTTCGTAAGTGTTGGCTGCACCTGCGGCAGCGCCTTTAAAGTTTGCCTCGAGTTGCTTCTGAATGTCGGCAAACTCTTTGCCTTTAAGTGAGGCTTTGCTGAGACCAAGACCGAGCATCCCAAGCGACTTGGTGTTGCCGTCGTACGCACGTCCCAGCGCATTTACAACGCCCTGTAATGGCTTAGAAGTCGAGGCGCTGATGTTGAGTGCCAGATTGAGAATGCGTTGTGCCTTGTCTGCATCCTTTGTAGACCTGACGAGGCGGGCATACGCGGGACGGAGCTGGTCGTCGGCAATGCCGAGCGCCCTGGCAGTTACATCAACCCATTTTTCCCGAGCGGCAATGTCTGCGTTAGTTGCACCGGTCGCCGCTTTAAGGGCTAGCGCAAGTTGTCGCTGGGACTTCTGGTCGTCCATTGCCATCTTGACAAACTGGTAGCCGACAGCAGCGGCAGCTGCAGTTGCAGCGCCTAAAGCAAGCACACCTGCAGCGACAGCCTTAGCGCTGTTCTTGAGGATGAACATGGCCTTCTGACCATTGGTCTCGAGCTGCTTAAAGCCCTGCAGTGCCTTCTTGATGCCGTCCGAGTTGAACTCGGACACGATGGGTATGGACAGTGCCATTAGCGCAACTCTTTTTCTACTCGACGAATAACTTTAAGCGATGCGGCGTTCATCTGTTCCGTAACTTGACGCTTATTACTGAATAGCGCTGGCCCTAAAACACGGCTAGTTCCGGCTTTGATTGAGCCCAAAGCGCGCCCAAGAGCGTTATCTGTTTTACGGCCTGCTGTTTCAAGGATGGCGGTAGCCGGGTCACGTTGCTCTAACAGGATTGAAGCAACTCGCCGACGGTCACTGTCCAGTCGAATCTTGACGCCCTTCTGTGCTTTCGTAACTTTGAACGGAAACAGTTTGCGGTTCTTGCTTGTCCATTGACGCGATACGCCGTGCACGTTGGTAAGGCCCCAGCCGATGTAAACATAGCGACGCTGGGCTTCCTCAATAGCGGGTCGAGCAATGACTGTTGCATCGGCCGCAAATTGTTTACGCAAGCCTGGCTCAATCTTGTTGAGGGAACGAATGGCATCGTTAATGCCGACCAGCTTGGTGTCAACGCTGATGCTCATTTCGCTCCTTCAATAGATCTATAACGGTGTCTAACGCATCGTTTTCAAATGGGATTTGAGGCGGCCAATACCCTGTCTCGACTAGCACTATGGCTAGTGCTCTGGTGTATGAGCCGCCTCGGTGGGGTTTTCAATTTCAGCACCAACCACGTTGACCGATACAAGTCGCTTGATGAACTCGTCAAATACCGGAGGGACTGCTACTGATGATTGTTTACAGGCTTCATATGCCAGGAACGCCAGGTGTTCCATTGCGATGCCATTAGCAAGATCGGTAGCACGAACCTTAAACTTGCGCTCAAGAGCAACAATTGTAAACAAGTTCGTTTGAACTTCATAAGGGTCGCCGTCTACTGGTGTGATTTCAAGTGTGAGCTGCATTTGTTTCTCCTTGCAGGTTCGTTAATTAAACGATGTCTCGTGCCCAGGTGCCACCAACAAACTGGCACTGGACGGTGGCCAGCTCTGAAACCGTCGAGTTGATCGGGGTGAAGTTGGCAAGCATCGCACCTGTGATGGTGTATTCAGGGTTTGACGCTGATTCGGTGGTGCCTGATGGGCTGATGATGAGCGTGGTTGAACCTTGGCCGACCATTGCGGCAAGTGCTGCTTCGACTTCTGACGCACCGTAGGAAAGGAAGAAAGTGATTGACACTTCTACGGATTGAAGACCGCCGACGAACTTGTGACCGGTATCGCCGAAAGCAGTTGCTTCGAGCGAGTCCTGACCGATGGTCAATGTGATCTGGTTTGCCTGGTCGCTCAGGTCGTACGTGGTAGCGCCCTGGGTGATGTTGATTGTTGCATTGCTGAGGAATGTGCTAGTTGCCATTTGGGGTTCCTTTGTTAGTTACGCCGCACGGCGACGCGCACGGTGAGGTCGTAGGTGGGTAGTTCCTGCCCGCCTCCGACAATCATTACACTCGGCCGTAAATCTGTCACGGCTATTGGTGAGTTCATAATTGTGTCGGCCAGGGTGAGCAGGAAATTGCTTGCGTCTTGGTTGCCCGGTGGTGGGGCGCAAATACGCACGATAAGACTGATGTCGCCCACGTTGTATGTAAACGATTGGACGGTTGGCAGCTCGATAAAGAATGTCATCGGGCGTGCGTTGCGTGGATCTGTTACAACTTCGTAGCCAGTGTTGAGCGCTTCGATGGCGGTCTTGGTTGTGTTTACAGCATCCCAGAGGATGCCTGACACTGCCATTATGCGACCTGTGGACGGCCAACGCCGAGCAGCTGCAGAATGCGGCCGAGGGCGCTGGGGACTGGCATTGTGCCCATTGCGTCGAATGATGCAAAGGACTCTGCGCTTCCGCGTTCGCGGTACAAGAGCGCTGCATACATCACGGTGCCGAGGGTGACGTCTCCGCCAGGGCTGACGGTTAATTCGTCGGTGAGATAACCGGACTCTTGACGGCGCCGATAGGCGAAAGCGTTTGCAGCAGAAACGCACTTAGTAATGAACGCTGTGTCGTTGGCTGTTGCTACGGCGATGCCGAGCCACTCTGTAACCATTGCGTTGGTGCACCAGGTACAGACTGGGTTCCACTCGAGCAGGCCGTACGGATCTACTGCGTACCACTCGACATCTGCGCCAGGGTTCTGGTAGAGAACCTGGTTGGCGATGGGGTTGCCGTAGTTGTAGGTCAGTTCGCCGAGTTCGTTTACACCGGTGAACTCGTACTGCGGTAACGCAGTGACGATTACACCAGAGTCATTGAACGATGCGCTGACGCCCGAGATTTCAATCTCCTGGGCGACGGTGACATCTGTGTCGGTCAGTAGTTGGACGACTGCGTAGCCATCCAGGCGCATGGCCCGAATGACGTACGCAATCTCCGACATGACGTTTCCTTGTGCCTTTGTTTACGC